AAAAATATGCCACCCTGTACCCTATATGATGGAGGAGCTAAGTTGTTGTTTCTCCTATGTTTATACTATAGGGTAGGGTAGGGTACTATATATATAAATATTAATAGTAGTAGTATGTAAGTGGTATAGGTAGTAGTTACATGGTGTGTATATTGGTAGAAGGAAACGTGCTACCCCCTACACCCCACACTTGGCTCAGACAGAGGTGCGATATGGTAGACTACAATTTTGAGTGGGACTTCGAGCAAACACGCGAGGAGAACTACCGGAGGTGGCGGCAGTTGAACAACGCTGAGCGCGACGCATTCAATCTCGCGCAGGAGCTGGAAGCTGGGGCGCGGCAGATATTCAATACGATGGAGTTACGATGGCGGAGCGAGGCAGACCGAAGAAGGAGCGAGCGCAGCTTGTTGAAGTCCCGAAGCAATTTTCAGCAGACGATGAATATGGTTTGACAGAAATGCAGACGGCGTTCGTCTGGCATTACACCCAAGGCGGTTGCGGTCAGACGGAGGCGGCGCGGAAGTCCGGGTTCAGCTTCCCGGCCATGAGCGCATCAAGGATGATGAACGGGCGTGATCACCCGAAGGTCATCAAGGCGATCAGGGCGGAGCAGGAAGAGCTGCGGCAGAAGTTCGCCATCACACCAGAGAAGACGGGTAGCATGCTTTGGAAGATAGCGGAGACAAGCTTCGAGAACGGGGCGTACAACGCTGCTGTAAGCGCGGTGAAGGAGCTGAACCAACTGGCAGGCTTGACGATACAGCGAAGCCAGAATCTCAATATCAACGCTAACCTCGACAGCATGACCAAGAGTGATATCAAGTCACGGTTGAATGAGCTGCTGGGTGTGCAGGACGAAATGAAGGACAATGACGTATGATCGGTAAATCCGATCGATAACCCAGAATCGATAGATTAAACAGATAATCGAGCAAGAGAGGTCTCTTGCTCTCCGGGCCGCCAGCGCCGGGAAAATCAGCTCTTCCCGCCCTCCCTCCGCTAAATCCTTGCAAATCAACGGCTTACGCACCAAACAGCCCAACTCACCCCCGGATCCGCATTTCTTTGGTTTTCATTTCTGTGAGCACAGGGGTAACAATCGCCCGGGGATAGTCGTGACACGCCGCAAAGACCGCGTCAGAGCGCCTGAGAAGCCCTGTGCCGCCCGGAAAGGGCAAAAGATTGGACCCCTATGGATCCGATTATCGACCGCCACAAAGCTCGAGACGATTGACCCCACACCCCCGATTTGCGCTAGGGCTGACGGCGGATAGCTATAGCTGAGTTTGGCGCATAAGATCGTAAAAAAAATCTCAACGTAAATGGGCACAAGACGTACCTTTTTTTTAAAAATTTGTTTTGCTCCCAAAAAAAATATGCCTTTTTTGGATCTAAAAATTCGCAACTTATTGTTTCTTAGAAAGAAATTCGTAATTTATTTTTTTTTAAAAAATGGGAGGGAGGGATAGAAAGTTGTTTTGTAATAACTTTCAAATATTTGGTATAGCAATACCGTTATGTTCGCAGAAGTTTTGCAGACTCCCTCCCACCTCCCATTTTTTAAAAATGCTTCAACGGAAAAGGGTACCCCGAGGAAGCAAAAATTCTGAGGTAACTTTTGCTGGAGGACGTTGGGAGGGGTACCCCTATTTCAGATTCTCTTGCAAGGTACCCCTATTTGCAACAAAATCACCCAAACTTTTTGGATTATGGTTAATGGTTGATTCTCGCAATAAGGGAGCCGCGTATGAACGCGACATTGTGAAAAAGCTGAACACTTTTTTTTCCGGCTGCGGTTTTGACATAACCTGCAAGCGAAACCTTGATCAATATCAGACTGCCGACCTAGCTGATATCAAGATCCCGTACCACGCGATTGAGTGCAAAGCGTACAAAGAGGGGTGGTGGTGGAAGCCTGAGTGGTGGAAGCAAGTCAACGCCGCCTGCGGCAACGACATCCCGGTTCTCATCTACAAGTTTAACAACAAGCAGTCCCGCGTCTGCCTTCCGCTTCACGCTATCAACCCCTCCCTCCCAAAAAATAATGATCTCACCGCCGTCATGACTTTCGACGATTGGTTGGTTATCATGCGTAAGAACTGGGACGACTACGAAAAACTGACTGAGACCTGATATGGCCAACCTCCTCGCAGATATCATTAACAGCGCCGCAAGGTCCGGCATCAAGGCGTACCACGGTTCGCCGCACAGTTTTGATCGGTTCAGCACTGAGTCTATTGGCACTGGCGAAGGCGCGCAGCAGTATGGCCGTGGATTGTATTTTGCAGAGAATGAAAAGGTTGCAAGAGAGTATAAAGACCAGTTATCACGGGATGTAGAGTTCGAAAGCTGGCTATATGACAAGTACAAGGAAGCGGAGCGAAATGAGGATTATCAGCGCAGGGACATGTACGACTCCAAGCTTGAAGATTTGAAAAAATATGCCGCCGACCCTGACATGAAGGATGCGGATAGAAAGTTAGCCAAGGAGGTCATACAAGAAATCGAAGACTACGACCCCAATCTAGGCCGCATGTACGAGGTCAACCTAGACGTAGAACCTGATGAACTGCTCAAATGGGACAGACCGATTGACGAGCAACCTCAAGGGGTGCAAGACTTCGTCGAAAAGTACAAAAAAGGCGATGAAGGTGATTTGCCGCTAAAGGAAAGGGTCGGAATGCCGTATGACCCCACAGACGAGCAGTTAATGCACCGGATAACTCGCTCCCCACAAGGGGTTAGAGAGCTGCTAAAGCGAGGCGTAAAAGGCGTTCGATACGCTGACGCATTCACCCGGCACAAGTCGCCCGACAAGCAGTCGATGAACTACGTCATATTCGATGATCGGCTTATAGAGATAAGCAAAAAATACGGAATTTCTATTCCCCTTGCGTCAGCGGTAGCTGCCGGAACAATGACCCCCGAGGAGGCGCAAGCTGCCTCAGTTGGCATTGTTACAAAAAACATTGACGAAGTTTTATCTCAAGGGCAAGATGCGGCCCGAGGAGCAACAAGTCTTGCTGGTGCGTCTGGTCGCACATTCAAAAATCAAGCAGACGAAACTATAGCGAGAGTATATGACAACCTTAGAACACAAAAAGACCGATACGACGAACCCGTCTTCGACGAGCTTCCAATCGGAAAGCTTGGCGGAAAGACAGGCAGATCAGGAGTTACTGGCGTTACACGGTATCGCATGCCCAAAGACTACGCTGGAAACCTTGAAAAACTGGGACGCGCAACCCCGGACCTAATCGAAATATCCTCAAATACCGATGGGGCTAAATATTTTTCTGACCAGATAACCTCTGCCAAAGAAGCCAACAAGTTCGGCGCTTCGGTTTATGTGTATCCCCAAAAAGAATACAAGGATATGCGCCTTTTTATCACCGATGACGGATCGGCGGGTTACGCCCTGAAGCCAAACGGCGATGTAGTATCTGCATTTTCGTCAGGCACCCACAAAGGTGTCGCTCAAAACATTTTGCTCCACGCGGTAGAGCAGGGCGGTGTCAAGCTTGACGCTTTCGATACAGTCCTCCCAGATCTTTATTCTACGATGGGATTTAGGGAAAGCGGCAGGATTCCTTGGCTTGACGAGGCGGCTCCAGAGGATTGGAATAAAGCAGTTTTTAACACCTTTAACGCCGGAGAGCCTGACGTTTCGTTTATGGCTTACAACAGAGACCCGGCAATTCCTGTCGAGCCTAGATACGAAAGCAGCTACGAATCAGCAGTCGAGGCGCAGGACCGTGACGTTGAAGATTTTAGGCGATCTCCTCTATTCAATATAATTAATAGCGGAGGAGTTGCCGGATTGGGAGCAGCAGCCACGCTTTCTCCCGAGGAGGCGCAAGCTGCGGGCGTTAAGAATATTGCAACCGAAGGCATCCGCTCTTTGGGGCAGACCTTGGAATTTGACTCACGGTTCGATCCCCGAAAGCGGGAGCAAGAGGGTTTGCAGTCTCTCCGGGCTGACTTCCTGCCCAGAAATGAGGCAATGATCAAACCACCGCTCCGGTTGTCCGACCTCGAAGGAGAAAACTTTGTCACCTCGATGTCTGACCGCACCAGAGCTGGCGGCATGATCGTAGGGGTCAACGATGTGCCCTTGTACCGCGCTGTTGATATGCGCGGCGGTCAAGACTTCATGTTCGAAAACCCGAATCAAGTTTGGGCCTCTGCCATGACCCCGAGCCGGCAAATTCTTGAGCTTGCCAGAGAGTTTAGATCTGGATCCGGCAAAGACCCTATATTTATTCCTTGGAGAATGGCCCCGACCGGCGGTGATTTTTCTAATATGGTGGGAGAGCTGAT